CAGAAGTCGCGGCCGGAGCGGCGCGAGACGCTGCTGGAGCAAATGACATGCGCGGCTGTCCCTTCTTTCTTCGGGCCGTACTACAAGTACGAAGACCCGACGAAGATCAGCGGGGCGCTGACCTATGAGGAGGCGCTTGCGCGCGGCGAAGTCGTTCTGGAGGAAAGCGGCGATAAGCCGGAGTGGAGCGACGAGTGGTACGGCGAATATACGAAGCGGGATCTGGAGTGGCTGAACGACTACTACCAGCGGCTGAAGCACGACAACCAGGGCGACGAGCTCGAGTTCGACGCTTACATGGAAGAGGCGGTGCATAACATCGCCGTGCAGACGCTGATCCTGAAAAAGCTGCAAATGGACTATCGAAGCGGGCGCGGATCGCTGAGCGACGTTAAGGACGCGCAGGCGGTGCTCGACATGCTTACGAAGTCCGCGAACCTGGCAGCCTGTAAACGGAAACCAAAGAACGACCAGCAGGCGCTGGCAGTGGGCGAGATTGCCCTTTATCTTGAAACGCACGGGCATCCCTGTACACGCAAAATCGAATGGGAGCCCGACGATGTTGACCGGTCGATTGCGGAGCTGCACCACATTGTACGGGCGGTTGGCCTGGATCAGTGAGGTGATGGCAGATGGCGGCGGCGGATTTCAGCATGACAGAGGAGCAAATGGCCCTCTGGGAAGAGCAGATTATTTTCTGGCGTGACCATCTGGACATCGCCATTGAAGACATGTTTCCGCCCGTGAAGCTTACGCGCATTCAGCATGTGCTGGCGCGGGCCATCGGGCAGTGCAGCGAGATACGCGAGGTCTGCTCGCGCGGTCTCGGCAAAACGTTCCTGGGCATGCTTTGTATGGCGGCTATTGCCGTACTGTACCCGGGAGCGGACCAAATTACGACTTCCAATACTGTGTTGCAGGCGACCCTTATGTTTGAGAAGCTGCGACAGCTGGCGGACCAGAATCCGAATGTGGCGAACGAGCTACGGGCCACAAGCAACAAGAACCTGATCACGCTGAGCAAGACGGACGCGAAATGCATCTGGAAAAGCTCGACAGTGTGCCGGGCCCTGCCGCTTGAAAGCGCACGCGGACAGCGGGCGAAAGTTTTGTGGCAGGACGAGTCGCTTGAGGTGGATGCCGACCAGTACAACGAGATTGCGGAGCCGATCAAGAACACAACGCGGCTGACGGCCGCGACCTATGGATTCAAGGACTTTGAGTCCAAGTCGATCTGCATGACGAGCGCGTGCGATAAGAGCAACAGCTTCTATAAGCAGTTTATGTACACGCTGAAGGAAATGGCGAAGGGCGACAAAAGCTACTTTGCCTGCGCCCTGGATTACCGGTGCGCTATCGACAACGGAATCACGGATGCCGAGTTCTTTGAGAAGGAGCGGCGCCGGATGCCCGAAAGCGCCTTCATGCAGGAGTACGGGACGATCTTCCTTGGCGCGAACGCCGACTCGGCTTTCCCCTATGAGTTGGTGGAAAGCTGCCGCACGCTGAAGAAGATCGAGATGGAGCAGCCAAAGAACAGCAAAAGCCGATACGTCATCGGGCTGGATATTGCAACTTCGGCGGCCGAAGGATCCGATAACAGCATCATCAGCGTGATCAAGTTCGTCGAGAAGTCGGACGGCACGTTCACGCGCAAGCTTGTGAACATGCGGGCCTACAACGGCAAGTCGCTGGATTTTCTGGCGGAAGAAATCCGCAAGATGTATCATCTGCGGTTTCCGAATGCGGAGAAGATCGTGTACGACGCGCGGGGCGTCGGCGACAGCTTCGACAAATTCATGGAGCGTGAGTGGGTGGATCCGGCTACGGGCCGCGAATACCCGCCCATGGTATGCGACGATGTGCCGAGCCCGAACCCGGCGGCCCTGACCACACTGCGACCTTTCCGCGCGGTGCAGGCGCTGAACCAGCGGATTTACACGAACCTGCGGGTGGTGCTGGAGAAACATACCATCGAGCTGCCTGTCAGCTCGCGGATCATGCAGATGGAAGAGGCCGAGCGTATTGCCGCGAAAGGCGATGACGCGAAGGTCATGACCATGCAGGAGAAGGACGTCTATCTGCAGACGGACGCCCTGCAATTCGAAATGGGGAACGTGGTCATTAAGATCGGAGCCAGCGGCGGCGCTATCATCGATGTGCCGAAGGCGTCCATGCACAAGGACCGCTACAGCTCGCTGGCTATGGCGAACGACTACGTTTCACAGATAGAGGAAGAGAATGTAAAGCGGATGCGGCACAATGTAGACTGCATCGGCATCGTGGACACACTGTGAACTGTAATGAACTGTAAAAGTTTGTAAAGACTGTAAAGGACGGTGATGCCCCATGGGTATCTTCGACCGCTTCAGACGAAGCGCGAAAACCGAAGGCGGCATCGTGACCGCCGCGGCTGAGAAGCCGCCAAAGATTTATGTCGGTGCCGGCGACGGCAACATGGATGAGTTCATCCAGACCTACGACAACAGCAACATCACGTACAGCGGCGAGCTTGCCAGCTACGACTATCAGTCGATTCTGCGTGATAAGCAGGGGAATATCATCAACCTGTTCCAGTTGGCCGACTACTTCAGCGACGCTGACCCGATCTGCCACGGCATCGTGTATCACGTGTTCGTGCCGTTCGGCAACAGCAGCGAGTGGTATCTGACCGGGAACAACGAGAAGACTCTTCGTATCTATGAGGACTACTACCGGCGCATCAGGATCGACGAGGTCTTCGACGATATTTTCACGCACCTTGCGAAGTACAATAACTGCATCCTGTATGTCTTTGACGGCAACATCATCACGCTGCCGATTCACAAATGCCGGATCTCCAATACCATGCTGAACAGGCAGCCAATTGTCGAAATGGACGTGCAAAGTATTCAGAACGAATGGACGATCAAGGGCTATACGGTGAAGCAGGACTGGATCAAGGATAACGAACTGGAGTACGCCTTCAAGGGCTACCCACCGGAAGTGCAGAAGGCGCTGAACGACGGTGCCATGTATGCGCAGATGAACCCTGAGAACACGTTCGTGATACAGGGGCCTCATGAGGGCTGGATGCGGTGGGCGGTACCGTGGATTGCGGCCGCGCTGCCTGCGCTGGCCCGCAAGGAGCTGATCCGCCAGTACGAGGTGGCCATGCTGAACCTGAAGCGCAAGTCCATTTTCCACGTGCGCTACGGCGACGACAAGAAGGGCGCGGACAACCTGCCAGACCGGGAACAGCTGGTGGCCGTTCGGAACCTGTTTAAGCAGGGCATGAACAACTTCCCGCTGGTGGTTACGAACCAGCTGGCGAAAGCCGAGATCCTGACGGCGGACCTGAGCGACCTTTACCAGTGGCCCATTTACAGCACGGTGAATCAGGAGATCCTGAGCGCCGGCGGCATCAGCGGCATTCTGGTGACGGGCGTATCTGACGAAGGATCCACCTTCTCAACGGCGCAGGTTTCCACGCAGATGGCGGAGGCGCGAATCAACGCCATGCGCAAGGAGATCTGCGACATTATGGACCGGATTAACGTGCGGCTGACTGAGTGGATTCAGGGAACCTACAACCTGAAGGAAACGCCGAAGTTCCACTTTGCGCCGCTGGACATGAGCGGCAAGAAGGCGCTGCGCGAGGCCTGTAACGAGCTCTGGCAGAAGGGCGTTGTAAGCACCAAGACCATGATGGAAAACAACGGCTACAGTATGGAGCTGGAGAAGCGGCAGCGTGAAGAAGAGGCGAATCAGGGCATCGACGATACGCTGGTTCCGCGCGACGTCATGCATGCCGAAAAGCAGACTCAAAGCCAGCCCGCTGACAGCGGCGAGAGCGCCGCAAATACGAACGGCCGCCACGCAGGAGGCCGACCAAAGAAGAGTGACAGTGAACGAACGAGTTCGCCTGATAAGGCGGCTTCCGGAGCTCAGCCGAAGCCGAGCAACCCGGAGGGATCGGAGGAAACGTAAATGATTTATGTAATTACCATTGGGATTGCCGCGGCTTTTACCGCGGTCATGATCTATAAAGCGAACCACTGGTGGGACGACATCGCTTGACACCGCGACGCAGCTCACGTCGGTAAATAACGCAGCGCGTGTGACTGACACATTGGACCGTGATTTTAGAATCGTTTGGCGGCTGGCACATCCGGCCGCCGCTTACTCAGCAAAACGGGACCTATCAGTTGGGAGCCGGCCCCTTCCGAAGCCGGTTGACAGGGGGTAAAACCCCGATCGTGGTTAGCGTACCTATAAGCGCAGGCGCACGGGGAGACCCCGGCGTAACGCGCGTTCAGGCCAAGAGCGCGCAAAGGTG